GGAGTATTTTCCTGACGCAAAGGACATGTCATACCCCCAGGTCCGGCACGAACTGTACGCTGGCGGTGTCTCGATCTTCCAATGCAGCGCGTTGGAAATCTTCTTCGTAGATCGCCTTGAGCGCCGCAGCGCGGTCAGCAGCAAACTTGAGCGACAAGTAGTAGGCCAGGCCTGATGTCAGGCAGGGCAGGAACCGGAAGTTCACGTCTGCAGTGTTGGTGTAGCCACCGGCGTCTTGGATGCGACGGATACGGTAGTACACGAAGGTGTATCCGGCCGCCGGGGCGGGATAGAAGTACACCTTGGGGATATTGGTCCGCTCGACGTAAAACTGCGCAGGTCGCGCCTGAGTGGTCTTGTCGGGCACGTTGAGCCAGTCTTCACGGCTGATGCGCTCAATGTACACATCCGTGTTGGTGCCTTGGTTGTTTTGGCGAATGACCGCCTCAAGCACGTTGACAACCGAGGCATCCAAGGCGATCTCATTGACCCCAGCGGTCAACGGGAAAGTGGCCTGCTCGATCGTCCACAAATTCAACCCACGATTGGCCCAGTCAAGGAACAGCAAATTGAGCGAGCGGCGGGCCGAGGTGAGTTGGTACCCACTGGTCGCGCGCATGCCGCAGCGCTCAAAGGCCTCCTCAACCAGGTCGTCAATCGACAGGTTGAATGTGGTGGTGCCTGATGTGGACATTTAGCAGGCTGCTCCGCCTTTTTTGTAGCCCTTGGCCATCATGCCACCGCCCATTTTGCCAATGGGCTTGCCCATGGCCATGCGCTTGTGCTCATTCATGCCGCCTTTGTTGGCCATGCCACCTTTTTTCATCATCGCAGGACCGGTAGTTTTACTGGTCTCGGACATCACTTTGTTTTTGGAGCCGCTTTCAACAGCACCGCCGCCACGAGTGGCGCAACCCATTCCTCTTCCAGCCATATCAAGCTCCTTTTTTCATTGCACGGCCTTTGACGTCGGCCGTTTTACGAGAAACAGCGCGACCCATTTTGTCCGAAGCGGACTCCATGGCCATGCCACCTTTTTTCATCTTGCCAACGCCGTCAGCCGCAAAAGCAGGCACTGATTTGCCGCCTTTTTTGACCATTTTCATGGGTGCTTTCATATCATTCGTCCTTTTTGCATGTCATCGAGTTTTTGCTCGATCCGGTTGAACCTTTGATCCATGTGAACAACGAGTTTCTCAACCCGATCGTCCACTTCCTTGCGAGTGATGTGGTCTCTGGCAACTTCTTCGCGGGTGCGGTTGAGCAAAATGCTGATCCGCGACAACTCATCGAACTTGCCTTTAAGAAGAAAGCCCATGAGACCCACCACAGCGGTTAAGACCACGTTCCATACCATCATCTCCATTTAACATCTCCAACGCTTGCGGGCCTGACGAATCCTGCTATCAGGGTCCTTGGCAGCCTCAGGAAACTGCTTCATCTGCCCTTCAGAGCGCGCGCAGTACGATGCACGGCGCTTGGCCTCTGCCGCAGAAGGCTTGGCCGAGGTCACAGCTGTTTTAAGCTTGCTTCCAGGGTTTGCCTTGCGGTAAGCTTCTACGCCCTTTTGGGTCATGCCAGCACCTTCCTTAGTCGCGCGGAAGTTCCCGCTCTTGACTGAGGTTTTGATGCCCATGCCCTTTTTGGTTGCCATTACGCAGCCGCTCCGCCTTCGAACAGCAATGTCACGCTGGTGATCTCGGCAGAGCTCACGCCAATGTGGATGCCACTTTCAAACAGAATACCTGCGTCTGGGATGATCAGGTCTTGCGAGCCTGCAGCTGCCGGGCTGGTAAGCGTCAGCCTGGCTGTGCCGCTGGCCCCACCGCTTTTAAGCGTCAGGGTAGCAGGGGTCGCCGAGTGCGTGAAATACACCCCCAGCAACCGGGCACGGCCGTTGACGGCCTGCGCAGTGGTCGTCTTCTGTACCGATTGAATGTTGCTGTTGCTCATGGCAAGCTCCTATCAGGCAGCGATGACGATCACGCCATAGGTCGCAGCAGCAGGGTCAATCGGGGCTGCAGTGATGTTGGACGCGCGGATGGTCACGGTGTCGGCGGCCGAGACAAATGCGTTGAAGACGATGCCAGCCGTAGGGGCAGCAGGCAGGGCCATGATGACCTCGTCACCAACAGCAGCGCCGGTGACGGTGATGGTCAGGTCAGCCTGGGAGACAGCGGAAATGGAGCCGAAATTCAGGGAAGCGGAGCCGGAGCGCACCTTGGTGATGGTGTTGCCGTCGCCAGCGATAAAGCCGTTCAACGAGCGTACTGGGCCGGAAAAGGTAGTCAAAGCCATGATAATTCCTCACATGCGAGTTAAAGCACATCTGTCTGCATGTCGTCAGCCGGGAGCTGTCGGATGTGCCGGAAAAGTCCCGGAATGGGCTCAATATAACCTATTTGCAGAAAAAGAAAAAGGGGCCGAAGCCCCTTTTTCTCGGCCGGGAACCCCCAACCCTTTTTCGCTTAGGCCGAGCCTGGCGAACCAAACAAACCGCGTGGGTCGCTGAAGCCGAAGCTGTAGCGCTCACGAGCCTTGTAGCGGACGTTGCCGGTGTCGAAGTCGCCTTCGAAACCTGTCTTCAAGGACACGCGCTCAAACATCTTCATGCCGTTAGGCGCGTCGGTCTTGATGAAGAACGCGTCTGGATCGGTCAGGAAGTTGTTGACGGTGTAGCCTTGAGAGACCATGCCCATGTTGCGGATCGCGTTGATGTCGTTGTCCGCAGTGCCCACACGCAGTGTGGACTTGAGGATACGGTCAGCCGTGAACTGCAGCTCTTTGGGGATGATCAACTTCAGGCCCTGAACCGCGATCTTCAAACCACGTTCATCGGTGAACGCTTGGATGTCGATCAGAGCCTGTTCCAAGGAGGTCTCGGACAGGTCAGCGGCTGTTGCCAAAGTGTTGGACAGGTTGGGACCCGACAGTGTGGGGTGATTGGTTGCGCACAGAACAACGCCGTCGCCACCGATGGAGGTGGTGAAAGCGCCGTTCAGCACGGCCGCAGCCTTAATCTGCTTGGTCTGAGCCATCGAACGGGCCAGGGCCTTGGTGTAGCGGGCCGACAGACGGTCGTAGAGGTTGTCCTCAACGGCTTCTTCGGTCAGCGAGAACGCCAAAGCGATGGTCTCGTGGGTGTAACGAGCTGTGTAGACTTCCTGTGCCTGGTCGTATGCAACGCCAGCGCCTTCGGTCTTCACAGGGGCTTCACCAAAACCCGATTCCATCACTTCCTCTTCAAACGCGCGGTCCGAAGATTCGATGGTGTAAATCTGAGTGTGTTGGTTCTCGTAGTTTTTGTACTCAAGGCCGAACAGAGCGTTGAGACCTGGCTCAAGTTCCTTGACCAGTTGTGCGCGTGAAATTGCCATGATTAAGCTCCTTGACCAGCAACACCAGCACTGCCGTACAGATGTTCGTTAATTTTCACAACCACCACGGCATTGGTGCCCAGGGCGTTGCCAGGGACATCAAACAGGCCGACGATCTTTAAGTTCAAAGCGGCAGCATTTGCGACAGTGGACGAGTCCAGTTCCATGGTGGAAACACCAGTGGTGGTGCTGCCGCCAGTGCCGACAACGTCAGCGTTCTTGCCGATGTCGGCTTGAACGATGTCTTCATCAGCTTGGATCAAGAACAGCTGAGCTGGATCATCGATCACGTCGGCAATGATCTTGCCAGCGGTGATGTTGACCGAACCAGGGTAGTAGTTCTTCCAGGTGGGCTTGCCTGTGGTGGGGTCGATGTACTGGCAACCATTGAAGACGCCGACGGCGGCTGTATGGGTGGCAGGTGCGAACTTGACCAAGTAGCCATCAAAGATGGTGACGAGGTCGCCTTGGAAAATTGCTCCGGACTGGTTATCAGCAATTTCGTAGCCGTACTGAGCTTGTGCACCAGTGGCCGAGAGATTGCCCATAGGACGCAGACCAAAGGCTTTGTCGATGTTAGCCATTTGTCATTCCTTAAAAAGTTGGATTCCGTCAGCCTTTGTTAAGGCCGCCGAAAGAGACGCGGGACTGGCGAGTCGGACGCTGAATAGTCATGCTGTTGTGAGCATTGGCCTTCATCAGTTCGTTATCAGCCGCCTGCAATTGGTCGTTCGCTCGATCGCGGTAATACGCATTGCGCTCTGCAACTGTTTCTTCTGGGATACGGGCTAGAAGAAGACCTCCCACGCTGATCACGCCAGCATGTCGGCCATCATCTATTGTTGGGACGTGGTAGTCGGGGTATTCGTCCCCACGAACCAGCTCATACCCCTCGCGGAGCTTTCCAGAGATGTTCGTGCGGTCGTCAAAACCACCGGCTTCAGCTCGAATCCAACGATGCTTGTATCCAAGAGGCGCAGGAGGCGCATCCAGTCGTGAAGGAGGTGCCCAAGGCTTACGTCGCGCATCTTTCTCCCGGGATTCAGCCCCGCGAGAAGTGCGATTGAGAGTGGGTAATTTGACGTCTGACATGGTCTTAATCCTTTACGTACTTGGCGTATTCCTCAAGAGGAACACCCAGCTTTTTGGCAATTGCAACTTGACTTGGTGTCAATTTGACAGTGCGGCGTGCGTTGTTGATACCCGAAGACCGGGATGCAGGTGCCACCGTTTGCACGGATCGGGCGGCTCTGTTAGTTTGCGCTTGAGGCTGGCCACCCAATCTTTGTGGGAAGGCCTGCTTTAAGCGGTTGTCAAGTTCATCATAATACTCATTTCCGTTGGGGTCAAACCCCTCCACTTGAATGAGCTGACGGTGAATGCCCCACGCAGCGTGCGTCATGGCAGTATCTCGGCCGTACCAAGGGTTGCGCTCCGCCCATTCCTCTACGCGAGGATCAATCTCTTGCTGTACTGGAGCCTGCGGCTGCGCCGCCTGCTGCGCCGCAACCTGCTGCTGATAGTTCCACTCTTGCTGCTGCTGTTCGCGTTGCTGCGTGGCCGCGTTGATCTGGCTTTGCTCCATGGTCAGCGTGGTTAAGCGCTGTTGGGCCTCGGTTTCAGTGTCAATGTCGCCCTCCTCACGGGCCTTGCGGATAATCTGCTTGAGTGCGACGACTTGCGTCTGCACGCGGCCGTTGGCCTCGCCCAGGCGCTCGCTGTCCACAGCCATGTACTGTTGCTCAAGCTGCGTGGCGCGGGCCTGCACACTTTTGGCGTACTCCAAGGCTGCCTGCTCACGGCGCTGGGTCTCACGCAGGCGCGCAGTCAACTTGTCGATTCGCTTTTTAACGCCCTCGCTGTACTGGTCCAGCTCACTGCCCGATTGCGCAGGAGAAGAAGTCTCCACGAGGGGCGCTTCAGGTTTGTCCAGCAGCTGCGCAGCGCCGTCCTCGCTAATGGACACGGTAGCTGGACTCTCGTCCTCGCCTACCTTAAATTCCAGTTCATCATTCATGCGTTTGCTCCTTTACATGTGCAGAATATCTTCAGGACTGTTCACCACGCCCAGCACCTCATCGTCGTTGATAAGACGAATCTCACCCCCGTCGATTGGGATGCGCGCACCTGCGTAACGGCCAAAGATGATCCAGTCGCCTTCCTTGCACCACGCTCCGGTGGGGAATTTAGACTGATCGCCGTACGCCAGGTCGCCGACTCTCAAAACGTAGCCGCACACGGTGCCAAGCTGCGTCTTGCGCTGGGTTTCTTCCGCCAACACAATGCCGCCCTTGGACTTTTCAGCGCCACGGTAAGGCAAGATGGCAATGCGCCAGCCAGAGGGTTTGGGGATGGTGTCAATAACCGCTTGGCTGAGCTTTTCGGGGTCAAAGCCTATCTCGGTGTAAGCGTCTTCAAGGGCAGGCGGCTTGTTGGCTGCCTCCTCGGCCCACTTGCGCTCCAAGGCGGTCATGTTTAGTTCAGGGATTGCGGTTTCCATGGTCTTCCTTTCACTTGAGAAAATCGTCGACATCGTCAGTTACTTTTTTGAGCAACTCTTTCACGGAGTCTTCCACCATTCTCAAGCCTTCAAGGCGACCCATCATGAAGCGATAGCGCTCCATGTCTGTAATGGTCCCGTTCAGGACAATCTGTTTGGATTGATCCTGGAGTTTCCTGATTTCCTTCAGAACTGCTTCTGCAAATTCGAGCATGGTGGTTTCCATGAAAAGCAGGCGGCTCGATGCCCCGCCCGATAGCACTTACTGACATTTCAGTATATCTTAACTGGACGGTTGCCGTCGCGTTTTTTGACGATCATCGCAGGACCCTGCACACCCGGGGGCGTCTTAGGCATCCCGGGCTTGACGCCCTTTGGGTTTTTGGTCTTCACTTGCTTGAGTGGAATTTCTTTAACCGGCATACTGACCTCCTGATTGGTTGACCTTGGCCTGCTGCAGTTGCAGCTTTTGGCGGTTGATCTGCGTGTTCTCTTGCTGCTTTTGCTGGTCCAAGGCCAAGCGCTGCTGGTCAATGCCAATCTTGGCTTGGTCATTTTGGGCACGCTGCTGGATTTCAACTTCCTTGAGCTTGATCAACGGATCAGGGCCTTCATCGCCTCCGGCCATCGACTCTTGAAGCTTGCGGACGTCTTGCATAAAGACCGCAATCTTGATTGCGACCATGCCTTCCTTTTGGATAGCGGACACCATGCGGTCCGGGTCGTTGCCATAGGCCTTGAACAGTTCTACTTCCACGTCCTCCTCTGCCTTCAAGCGTAGGTGATCCAAGATGTGCTTTTGCAGCTCCACCGCTGCGAGGGGGTTGGCCTGCAGTACGGGCGACAGGCCCATCATCAGGTGCGTTGCAATGTGCGCATCATGCTGTTGGCCGGCAAAGGCCTTGAGCTTCATGCCGTTTAGGACGTCGCTGTTTTCGGACGCTGGGTCGCGAGGCGAGTTGGTGTTTTGCGGCAGCAACACGCCGTCGATGTCGCGGATGTTGAGCGCGGCATACATGCGGTAAAAGGCCTCGTACATGTTGTGCATGTTTGGGGCGCTTTGGGCCAGCTGCAACTGCATCTGCGCGATCTGAATACGCTGGGCGGAACTGAAAATGTTGGGGTCCGCGACAGGCTGCACGCTGACCATGGTGTTGAAGTCCGCCTTCTTGATCTTGCGGCTCGCGCCAGGGACCTCGTAGGGGTACTCGTCGGGCATGTACTCGCCAAACCCCTCAAACAGCAGGCGGAACTCCAGCGTCTGTGCGTAATGCAGGCGCTTGTGGATGCTGGACATGACCATAGAGCCGCGTTCCAACAGCGCCAAGGTCGTTCCCACCTGCGCGTACTGGTTGCCGTCTCCGACCTGCATGTCGGCGGTGCTAGACAGGCGCTTTCCAGAGTCAACCAGGAAGCCCATCAGAGCAAACAGCACCTGGCTTGGCTCTTTGTACGGCAATGGCAGCAGCGAAGCTGAAAGTTCCGCGCCACCCGCATCAATATCGCGCCATTCGCCCGGCTGGATGGGGTCTGAGTCGTCTGCGATCCGTGCTCCTTTGGCTTTGAAGCCAGCAGGCAGGTTAGCCAGCGTTCCAGCGTCGATCAGCTGGCGCAAAGCGCTCGTTGCGGCCTTGCCCAGGCCGCCAATAAGGTGCACAAAGCCCAAACCATAGGCCCCGGGGCCTTCGACAAGCACGTAGTGCACGTAATAGTTGCGGCGCAGGCGCTTTTTGTCCTCTTCTTTCCAATTTCGACGAATTCCGACCACTTTTAAGCTGTCTTCAATCAAAGTGACGACGTATGGGAGCTTCACGCCCGTCGGTTCACCCTTTTCGTCCTTGTCTTCAAAGCCTGGAATGTCCAAGTCGACCAATTGTTCGAGCAAAAATACTT